ATGCCATGAAAGCCGTAGCGCACAGCGCCGAAAGACACGACAACCCAGAAGCCTGGGCCTCAAGAATGAACAGCTACCTGGGCATTTGCCAGCACGCCAACACCTACAATCTGCGCAAGCAATTAGCCATCGAGACCGGCGCATCCTTTCGCGCCCAGCTAACGAAAGTCAAAACCCCAAACCGCAAGAGGATCGCAGCATGAGCAACAAATACATCACCGCGTATTACGTCGACGCTCAAGACGGACGCCCAGCCAACGAAGCAAAATTGCGCCACGGCCCTAAGCTGCCCAGCCCGCAAATCAAAGTCAACGCAGTGGATCGGCGCCTGGTACCGGCACTCATAATCGGCACCATGCCCGCAAGCGAGCCCCTGGCGCCAGGCATGACGTTGATCGACAAAGCCGAGCACGACAGCCTGCTGGCCGGCGTTGACGCCTGGCGCGTAGAGCTTGAGATCGCCGCTAACGAGAAGCGCCGGGCAGGCATGGTGCTGTCTCGCTTTCAGGCCCGCGCGGTATTGCGTCGATACGGCTACAGAGAAGCCCTTGAGCAGATCATGAACGACCCGGAAACCGACGCACTGACTGTTGACGCGTGGAATGATGCGGGTGAATTTCGCCGCACATCACCGATGCTTAAAGCAATGGCGATCGCCCTTGGCATTAACGATGAAGACCTTGATGCGATGTTTGAAGAGGGCGAGGGCATCGAGGCCTGACATGAACACGGTGAGTGCTTATGAAAAATCAGGAACCACTGCCAGGGGATGGCGCTCGCTGGGCAGAACATCCTAGCGTTAATAAACCACCCAATCATGCAATAACCCGAGGCAGCCGCAATGAGTAAATTCCTTCACGGGGTTGAGGTGCTGGAGATCGATACCGGCCCCCGCCCCATCCAAACAGTTCGCTCCGGCGTTATCGGCATTGTGGGTACCGCGCCTAATGCACAGGGCGCAACAACTGCTGAAGTAACCACTGGCAACGCACCTTCAGGCACCGGCATTGTCTATACAGCCAACGAAGCGGGCACGCCCGGCAATAATATCCGCATCCGGTATGTAAATCCTGGCACCGTGTCCGCAGTTCTTGAAGCGACTTTATCCGGTAGTGACATCGTTGTAAATTTGGCGACTGACACAGATAGCCGAACCACATCAAAAGCATCCGATGTGCTCGCGGCCGTTAATGAAATTCCAGATTCTCCAGTGTCCGCCGCATTGCAAGAGGGCAGTAACGGCACTGGCATTGTTCGAGAGCGCGATTTTGTGGCGCTTTCTGGCGGCGCCCGCGAGCCTTTCCCGCTGAACCGACCAACCTTAATTGCCGGATCTCGCGCCGAGGCCGCGCGCCTTGGGTCGGCGGGCACCTTGCCGGGGGCTATGGACGGAATCTTCGATCAAGTCGGCGCCGTTGTCATTGTTGTGCGAGTCGAAGAAGGGGCTGACGAGCAGGTCACAATCGCCAACGTGGTAGGCGGCGTCAACTCAGAAACCGGTGACCTTGAGGGGGTGCAGGCACTGCTCGGAGCTGAGTCGGTCGTGGGCTTTTCGCCTCGAATAATTTGCGCTGCAGGCTTTACTCATCAGCGCGAAGGCGAGTTCCGAAACGCTGTCGTTTCCGAGCTGCTGGGCATCGCCGAGCGTATGCGCGCCGTCATCGTAGCGGACGGCCCAAACACCACAGACGATGCAGCCCAGCAGTACGCCAACGACTTTGGCAGTTCCCGCGTTTACCTGGTCGATCCCTGGGTAATGGTCATCCAATCGGATGGCAGCTACAAGGCTGAGCCCGGATCAGCGCGCACGGCAGGCATTATCGCCAAGATAGATAACGATCTCGGCTTCTGGTGGTCTCCATCGAACAAGCCAATGAACGGCATCGTTGGCACGGCGCGGCCGGTAGATTTCAAACTGGGTGACGCAAACTCACGCGCCAACCTGCTGAACGAAGGCGGCATTGCCACCATCATTCGCCAAGACGGCTATCGTTTGTGGGGCAATCGCTCCCTGACCGATGACACTAAGTGGATGTTCCTGTCTGTCCGCCGCACTGCAGATATGATCAACGACAGCATCCAGCGGGCGCACCTCTGGGCAGTTGATCGCAACATCACGAAAACCTACGTGGAAGACGTGACCGATGGCGTGAATGCTTACATCGCCAGCTTGATTGCTCAAGGCGCATTACTTGGCGGTCGCTGCTGGCCAGACCCGGACCTGAACAGCCCGGCGAACATCCAGCAAGGCAAGGTGTACTTTAACTTCGACTTTACGCCGCCTTACCCTGCCGAGCACATCACCTTCCGCTCCATGCTGGTAAACGACTACATCACAGAGGTGTTTGAATAATGGCTGCTCGCGACGTAATCAAGAACATCAACCTGTTTGTCGATGGTCGCGGCTATGCCGGCCAGCTGCAGGATTACACCCCACCAGTTCTGACGGTTCAAACCGAAGACTGGCGCGGTGGTGGAATGGATGCCGCCGAAGCCATGGACATGGGCATGGAACCGCTAGAAACCAGCTTCAACCTGATCTCTTACGACCGCGACATTCTTGCGCAGTTCGGCGTAGCTGAAGGCAACGAAATTCCTTTCACGGCCCGCGGCGCCCTGGAATCCGTGGACGGTACCGTTAAATCGGTAATCCACAAGATGCGTGGCAAGATCACGGTAATTGACTCTGGCACATGGCAGCCTGGCCAGATGGCACCCATGGCCATCACTGTCCGTCTGATCTACTACAGCCTTGAGCACGACGGTCAGCTGATACACGAGATCGATGTGCGCAATATGATTCGCACGATCAATGGCACCGACCGGCTGGCGGAAATCCGCTCCGCCCTCGGCATTTAACCACCGCTTAATACTGGAAGTTGCTACCTATGCCTAAACAAGAGACCCCCGACTACCTGACGGAAACCACTGACGGTTTCCTGATCGATCTGGCGACGCCCGTTGATCTGGATGGAACGCAGACGCGGCAAGTCACCATGCGAGAACCAACAGTGCAGGATCAGCTGGACGTGCAGGCGATCAAGGCCAGTGAGGCACACCGCGAAGTAACGCTGATGGCGAATCTGTGCGACCTGACACCCGAACAGGTAAAGGCAATGACGATGCGCAACTACCGCCGGCTACAAGGCGCCCTTGAGGTTTTTACCGAGTAGGAGCTCAAGACCTGCGAAGTGGCGTGCTGGCTCTCGCGTCCCACACCGGCTGGTCGTTGGCGGATATCACCGCATTAAGAACCAGCCAATTATTCTGGTGGCTAGACGGATTACCCAAAAACGATGGCAAATAAGCGGCTCAATGCAACAATCACCATCGGCGGGGGCGTTGGCCGCACCCTGACCAAAGGGCTGACGAGCACTAAAGCCCGGCTTGGCGAGGTGGGCGAGTCCATACGCACAGTCGAGCGCCGCCAGAAAACCCTTGGCAAGTCCATCGACACTTTTGGTCGAATGGGCAAGAACGTTGACGGCTTGCGCCGTGAATATGGGCAGCTAACCGGGCAAATGGAAAGGCTTCGGCGAACGCAGGAGCAGCTTTTAAGGGTCGAAAGAGCCCGAGCACGAGTATCCGGTGCTTACTCAAATTTCACAGGGGAAGTTGGCAAGTCCGTCCGCACCCTTCGCACAGCCTCTCTTGCGGCTATCGGTGTTGGCGGGTCAATGGTCGCCCTCACTAGCAAAGTAGCCACAACAGGCGATGAAGTTGCAAAAACCAGTCGCGCCATCGGCTTTAACGCCCAGTCTTTCCAAAAATATCAATTTGCGGCCGAGCGCGTAGGCGTTGCCCAGGGCACGTTTAACCAGTCGCTAACGGCATTCGGCAAGCGACTAGGCGAACTAAAAACCCGTGGCAGTGGCGCGCTGGCAACTCAGCTCAAAGAAATGAACCCCGCACTGTACGAGACTCTAAAAGCAACCGAATCAACGGAAGCGGCTTTTGAGATCTACATCCAGGCGATGCGCGAGTCTACCGACGCTTCCGAGCGTAACGCTATGGCCTCCGCCGCGTTCAGTCGCGCCGGCCTGAAAATGGGCCTCATCGCACAAACCTCGTCTGAGGAAATTCAGCGCTTAAAAGAGCGGGCCGAAGAACTGGGTTACGTGCTGGGGGATAAAGACCTGGCAGCCGCCGAAAAATTCACCGACGAAATGACCAACATGCAGACTGCTATGGGTGGCGTCGGGAAGCTTGTTGGTGCCGAGCTGATGCCCGTGATGTCGAAGTTCTTTAATCGCTTCACTGCTTTTGTAATCGAAAATCGTGAAAGCATTTCCGTGTGGGCAAAAACCATTGCTGAGAAAACAGAAGCGGCCCTACCTTCAATCATCAAGGCGGCTACAGGGATTGGGCAAGCGTTAATGGCAGCGGGCCGATTGACTGGAAAGCTAGCGAGCCTTGTGGGTGGTTTCGATAATTTAGCGATTATAATGGTTGGGCTGAAATTCGCTCCTTTAATTATCAGTTCAATAAAGCTCGTAGGCGCTTTGGGATCCATGGCAACAGCTATGCCGATGGTGGCAGCGGGCATAAAGGCCATTGGCCTTGCCCTAACCGCTAACCCGATAGGCATCATAGTGATGGCAATCGCGGGCGCTGCCTTCCTGATTTACAAATACTGGGAGCCCATAAAAGGTTTTTTCTCAGGCCTATGGAATGGTGTAAAAAGTATTTTCAGCGGCGCCATTGACGGCATAAAAACCATTCTCGGCTGGACCCCTCTGGGCCTGATCACAAACAACTGGAGCGGCATTACCGGGTTTTTCAGCAACATCTGGACCGGCATCAAAGGCTTGGCCAGCGGCGCCATTGACGGCATAAAATTCATTCTCGGCTGGACCCCTCTGGGCCTGATCACAAACAACTGGAGCTCGATCACCGGGTTTTTCAGCAACATCTGGACCGGCATCAAAGGCTTGGCCAGCGGCGCCATTGACGGCATAAAATTCATTCTCGGCTGGACCCCTCTGGGCCTGATCACAAACAACTGGAGCTCGATCACCG